GTTCTTCACCAATTGCTCTTTCCATTCTCTGTTGCATCAAGTCTACCTTGATTTCATCATCAGACCATCCAAAGATATGTTTCTTAGCCCATGTTGAAGATGCTGGTTGAATACCATTACCTGGGTCAGTAACAACATCTTTGTATAACAACATTTTCTCTTTCCACAAATCAACTTTTAACAAGTCTGCTTGTGTAGATGGGTTTGTAAGACCTAAAGTAAAGTTTGAAATTTCTTCTTCAAATCCAAGTAAGAAAAGGTGAATAATTGCAATCTTATTCAACTCTTGTAACATAGACTTTTGGATTCTGTTGATAGTACGTGCAAAACGAATATCTTGAAGAGCCAACGATTTACCATCACCAACAACTTCTTCAAATCCCAAGAATGCTTTTGGAATTCTCAAAGCGGTAACCAATTTTTTCTGAATGTACTCGATATCGGCAATTTCAGAAAGGTTAGTGGCACCTGGTAATGTTTCAATAGGAGAAGGTTGTGCCGGGTCACGTACAGGAATAAAGAAGTCTTGGTCAACAGCCATTTGGTTGAATCTCAAGTCAACGTTACCTGTTTTTGAATCAACAATTTGTTCTCTTTTGAATTTGTTGGCAACACGGTTTACATATGCTTCAATATCATCATCATCCATGTTTCCAACATAGACTTTAAAGATTCTTCTTTCAGGTGCACGTGAGGTACGATAAATTAACATCGCATCTTCAGAAAGTAATAATTGTTTCCAAGTCCTACGTGACTTTTCTAACATAGATGTACCATAAGGAAGTTTTCTATCATCACCCAATAATCTGAAGTGACCAATCTCCCATGGTTGGAATTCCATGTTTTTGGCTTTCCAAGTAAACTTAAGACCTTTTTGGTCTGTTGTTGGTTTTACTTGTGTTGTGGTAAATCTTTCAGACATACCTAATTCGTATCTTTCAACTTCAATGTTTGGTAATTGGATATTACCAACAACACCTTTTTCAGGGTCCAATCTTAAGTAAATAAAATTGTCACCATACTTACACGTGTTTCTTGTCCACATAGGTAAGTTGGTGTTAATATCTAAAACGTTATTAAATAAATCCGCCAATACAGATTTAATTCTTTTTGATTCAGAATAGATTTGAAGAATAAAACCGTCCTCGTTTGGAGTGGTAGATTCTTCGGCATAAATGTCCAAAGCCGCTGCAATCTCAGGAGTATACTCCATAGATTCGTAATCATAATAACCCGCTAATCTATTAGGTTCATAGTATATTGCCTGACTATAGAGATTACTTTCAACCTTAGCAAACTGATTTGACAAGTACATAGATTGTCTTGCCTGTAACTTCTCTTTTTCGTATTCGTCCTTATTAGTTGTACGAAGAAGTTCTTTTTTGTCGAACTTATAGGTTGGGAAATCTTGACTCAATAATGCGTCAGGACCTAGTGCTCTAGTTAATCTTTGCCAAACCGTATATTTTTGTTCTGAGCTCATACCTTGAATTTAGTCCATTTAGGATATTAATAAATACTACCGTGGTCTAAATAACCAACTGTATTTTTCGTAGTCATTTCTTGTTGGCTCATATTGTTGACCTCTTGTCATACCTGGTTGAGAAAACTGCGGTACTTGTGGATTAAAAAATTTGGATTGGTCCTTACTTTCACCCAAAACTGTTGACCATGAATCCAACATAGCCTTTGTTTGACCAATTACCTTAACCAAAGATGGGAATGCAAGTTCTGCAACATATAACGCCATGGCGATTGACATAATACAGTCATCGTGATGACCTCTTTGGTGGTCAGGTCTTCCGTTTATGTATACAAAAGTACCCATTTCATTTAATAATCTTGTTGACCTAACTTTAAAATCGTGTCTGACAGCCTCCTCAAAAGATGCAATAATTTGTACTCTTTTACTGTTGAAATTAATTCCTGGAATCTTTTCTTTGATTTTTGGGTCCCACTTCCATTTATTAGATAAATCAACTCCATCATAGTAGAAGTTTTCATAACCTAATTCTTGTAGTCTTCTTGCCGTAGCAACACCCATACCACCAGTCAAATCCGTAACACATAATGCAGAATACATTGTTCCCCATTTGTATGCAACTTCGGCCAAAATATCGGGTGGAATTTTACCAACAAATTCTAATACCTGTTCTCTACTATCAAAATCGACAATTTCAATACAAGAAAAGTCTTCAGAATCACCTCTTGATACGTCAACACCCATCACGTATTTGTGACCATTTTCAGGTTCTTTCCAAATCCATAATTGACCTCCCATCAACTTTGCGTTAGGTTCTTTTACGTCATTTTTAGAAATTCTTTGAGTTATGTTTGAATCAAATACGTTATCACCTGAACCCAAAAAATTACACTCTAATTCCTGAGATACTTTTCTTTTGTCGTACTTCAGTTTTTTTACCATACTCTCAAACCATGACGAACAAGGTTTGTAACCTTGGTCCATTAATTCCGCAATATGGTCATAATTCCTGTTATATGGGTGTTCAGGAGGTAGTTGTAAAACAACATCAGCAGGGTATTCTTCTTTGTTCAAAAGATAATGAATTAAATCCTCACATTTCACAAGATATAAGTCTTTAGTATAACGTGGGTCTCTAAACCAATACATGGGGGTAATTTTGAACTCGTTCATTCCCCTTTGTGCTTGGTCGTAAATTTCGTAGTAAATTCGGTCGTATCCGTTAGGTGTTGAAATAACAATTACTTTACCACCTGTTGAAAGAGATGCCATACAAGCTGACCAGAAATCACTATCCGCTTCAATAAACGCAGCCTCGTCAAATATCAATATCGTGGGGGTATAACCACGAAGTGCATCCTTAGAAGTTGCCACCGATTTTACCTCACACCCGTTAGTTAATTTATAGTGTTTTTGTGAGTTTTTTTCGGGAGAAAATCCTATTCCAACCCAACTTGGCCATTGCTCAGTAAATGCTCTAATTTTGTTTGCAAATTCAATAGAAGTATCAAGTTTGTTTGCAATAATCAAAACTTTCTCAGGTTTTTCTTTTCTTGCAAATGCTACTTTTTTACTTGCCCAAGCTGCGGTTACTGTAGATACACCCGCTTGACGATACTTCAATGCAATATTTTCATTATAGGATTCATAATCCTCAACAAGAGTTATTTGGTCATTAAACAACTCTAAAGGAACGTACTTAGAAACTGTATTATCGTAAGTTTGTAAATAAGTTCGCAGAGCATAAGGAGTGCTCTTCATGCACTTCTTATACTCAATTAAAACTTGTTCTTTTGTATAGTTCATTATTTGGGACGGCTAATGCCTAATCCCGCCAAGAAATCTAAATCGTCCTCATTGTCAGAATCATCAGATTCAAAACTTTCGTATTCATCTTTCTTCTCTTTGGCAACTTTCAGAATTTCCCTGAAACTGTTTTCCCCTTTTCTATTTCTCTTTGGGTCTTCAGATATGACATCCCCAATGATTTTCAAAAATTCCTCAGCAGGAAGTTTATAAAGTTCCATTTGGAACCAGTTCATCAAACCTCTATTTTCATCTTCGTACACATCATCTGGTAGTGCAAATCTAATTTTTTCAACTATCTCAGGTCCAATTCTTAAAGTCCAAGCCTCCATAGGAAGAGTATCTGTCACTTGTTGAACAACTTGTCTTGTTTCTTCATCCTCAGGAAAACCATATCTCCCTTTAGCTTCCTCTAATCCTTTTATAATTTCATGACAGAGAATTGGAAAAATTGCACCATAAGCCTTTATTACCGTATCGGATGCACCGTCCCCATCTTCATCATCAGATTCAGAATCTTCAATTTTTACTGAACCACCAACACCTTGTCCACGATTAGCCATTTGTTCAATCGCTTCATCCGCAGTGAAGTATAGGAAATCGTTAATTGCCATAATTGAAAGATATAAATTATACAATCTTGGGTCTATGGCATTTAATCGTTGACGAACTTCAGGTTTTTGAAAAACGTAGTGACCTTTTTTTGCAGTTCCTTGGATAATCGCATTTATGATGTTCCTTTTGTGCGATTCCATTTCAACATCGATATCCTCACCTTTGGATATTTTTGGCATATCTCCACCACCCAAACGAAATTCTTGATTATCACCTCTATTTAAATGGGCTTCAATTTCAAACCAATCGGCAGGCATTTGAATTTCATCTAATGAAACTTCTACAGCCAAATTCTCAAGTTCTTGTACATGTCCACGCTCAATGTTCATAGCTTGAAAAGTATCTGACATCATTTGACGGCCGAGCATATTGAATACTTGTTGAGATGTTATAGGCTCTCCGGTAATACCTCTTAATTTGTCGGCAACTTTTTTAAATCTATTTGTAACAATTTTCTGAACATCCTGTTCTTTTCTTGGGAAAGCGGGATTTGTTGCAAAAGGAGATTCAGGGTTAGAAATTTTTCTTTCTAACGAAGGACTCATTCTTTCGGGAGTATTCCCGTAATCGATTTGTTCTTTAATTTTTTTTGCCATTGTTCAGGATATCTTGGATTGTTTTCAAAACTTCTTTTTTAACCGCCTCCATTTTCTGAGCCTTAGGTGCGGGATTTTCTCCCGGTCTTGGGTTTTTACCTGGGTGAGCAGGTCTTTTATTAGGACCTGGTTTTGTTGTTGGTTTTGTCTTTGGGGGTTTGGTTACTGGTGCTGGCTGCTCCATAGTTTCACTTTTTGTCATAGTTGTAAGTTTACCTATTGGTTTGTTCATTTTTGTTTTACCAACCAAGTTTGTTACAGGTGACTTGTAAATCTTTTTTTTGATTACTCCTTGTTCAGATAAAGTTTTCATTAAGTCTCCTTTTGTAATCCTTGGTTGAGTTGTTTTCTCCACCAAAGATACAACCTCTTCTTCAATAAAAAAAGTCATAGGTGATTTTCCTTCATCTAAACTTCTCTTAACCGACTTAACACATCTTTCAAATTTTGCATTTCTTTCAGAACCTAACTGTGCGTGACATATTGCCCATGGGTTATTATCACTCTTTCTAATTTCGTTAAATTCTCCTGTACCATCATCATAATTACCAAATCCATCGTCAGTTGATGGTCCTACCTGATGAGGGTCTTGAGTTCTTTCACCCTTTTCAAAATCCATAGGGTCTTCCTCATCCTCTTTCACTTCTTTTTCATAAACTTCAAAAGGTTTTCGTTCCGTTTTTAGTTTTTGAATAGTTGCAGAATCAGTTTTTGATACCATAGTAACTTCTGACAACCCCATTTTTGAATATAATGAGTCAATTTGACTCTCAGTCAAATTTGATAGTAACTTTGTTGAAAGTCCTAATTCCAAAAGTTTTATTACTTTAGATTTCATATACTGTATTTTTTTCAAATTCGAGAACTAAATCCCTTTCGTAAAGTTTATTTTTTACCTCTTTTTCATCTTCTCCAAATCGAAACACTAATCTACCATTTTTATAACCATCCTCATCTACTTCCCAAGATAACGCTATTACTCCGTCCATGGCATCGGACATTCCTAGGTAGTCTGAATTTTGGATTAATTCGAATTTTAAATCAGTATTTTTTAATGTTCCAACTTTTTTTATGTGTTTCAAATCTGGCGGAGATGGGTATCCATTTGATGGGTAACTATCCCATGAAGGTCCCCACACGTCCGTCATTTCATCCGAAAAAATAAATTCATATAAGTTATTCCCCTTATAATCGGGACCTAATCCATTTACATAGATTAAATAACTCATAGAATAATACCTTCAGGTGATACTTTTACAGATTCGTTTTTATTTTCAAAAACCAAGTTGTTCTTGTTAGTTCTACCAACTAAGTGGTAGTCAGTATTCTCTTCCAAGAATTTTTTACCTGCTAATTCTTGTTCTAAAGAGATAGACAACTTACCAACTTTCTCTATCATTAATTTTGATTTAGAAATTTTTTGTTTTTGTCTTTCTTCTTTAATTATAAAGTTTGTCTTTTGTTCACTTTCAGTAACCTCAAAATACTTACTCAAAACTTTGTCAACTTTACTTTCTTTGAAGATTGCATCAAATATTGGTCCTGGTTGACCTACTTCCTCTTCAGGAGCCTCATCACCAACCTCCATCTCAGCATCCATACTCATGTCAATAGGTTCTTCATCTGAACCCATTTCAGCATCTGCCTCAACATCTTCAAATTTAGTCATAACATCTTCCATATCTTCAGGACTTAACTTTGTTAAATCTACTGCTGAAAGTACCATGTTAATAACATACTTAATATCTTCAGAAGTCATACCTTCTTGGTCTTCTAAAGTTCTTAATTTTTGTGTTAATTTACCTGTTAATTTTTGAATAACTTTAAAGTTAACTTTTTCATCGATTGTATCAACATCAGACGGCATTAAATCCGTAGTGTCTTCCATACCCATATCAGATACCTCAGCATCCATTCCAACATCACCCATTTCAGCACCTGGTAATTCAGGTTCAGGAAGTGCGGGTGGTTCTACAGGTGCCATAGGTAACTCAGCAACAGGTGCTGCGGGAACTTCAGGTTTTGGAGTTTTTAAAACAAACTTTTTTTGTTCTCCAAATAATGAAGTTTCTTCTGATACCTCGTGTACCGTATTAACTTCTTTTACTAAAAGATTAAGTCTCTTCAATGCTTGAGAATAAGAAGTATAATACCTTCTATTCTTCATAGGCTCGATGTAATCGGCTTCTGACTCATTGAGCCCTTTTTTGATGATGTAACCTGTTTTTTCTTTAACAATGTGATAGGTTGCACCATCAACTAAATTGATTGAGTAGTCGGATTTAGATTCTGAAATATTGGAAGGTGTTCCATAATTAGCAATCTCCATAATTCTACGAAGTTTGTCGGTACCTTCTAATTTTTCACTTCCGATAGGTTTTAATTTTGCCATGGTTTTTTATTTGTATTTTTTTTAGATTTAATTATTTAGGCCGTCACTACCAATTTTGATAGCACTTAGGTCAACGACATTACCTGTTCTAGTTTCAGAATTTGGATTCCATGCCACAGGATGTGGAGGATTAGGACCAAATAAACCTGTATTCCAAGTACCACCACTATAACTACCTTGTTGTCCTGGTCCATATTCATATTGAACATCAACATCAAGAGTTCCAAACTCAGTTGGTGAAGGAGTTAATGTTGGTGTAACAGAAGATGTTACTGTTGGTGTTGGGGTGCTAGTTTGGGTTTTAGTTGGTGTTACAGAAATTGTTGGAGTTACACTTGCCGTTGGTGTTACTGTTGGTGTTTTAGTTGGTGTTACTGTTGGTGAAGTTGTTACGCTTGGTGTAGGAGTTGGAGTAACGTTATTAACACAAGAAACGCAATCAATCCAAGGACCTGAAACAACTGAAGCGGACTGTGATGGTCCAACAGGTGAACTCAGTATTGTATAACACGCAACATCTCCATTAATATTTAGTTCATTTACTTGTCCAACAATAATTAAGTCAGTATCATAAGTTTTTATTGAAATACCATATGAACCACCACAAGGTACTGCGTAATAATACCCTATAGGTAGTGGTGAACTTGTTGTACTTGGTGTGATTGATGGTGTAACAGTTGATGTTGGTGTTTTGGTTGGTGTAATTGATGGTGTAACAGAAATTGTTGGTGTAACACTTGCTGTTGGTGTTTTTGTTGGCGTGTTAGTTGGTGTTGCCGATGGGGCACCTGATGATTGTGTAATTGTAGGAGTAACTGTGTTCGTTGGGGTATTGGTAGGTGTGACAGTTGGTGTAAATGTTGGTGTAGATGTTGGGGTAATAGTAACTGTTGAGGTTGGTGTTGGTGTTGGTGAAGCACCAATTTCTAAACTTAAAGTATTTACACCTCCGTTCCAACTCCAAGAATAACTACCAAGAGTTAAACCCATCAAAAATAAACTTTTTCCTGTAAATGTAAGGGTACCACTTATTGAGGTATTACTGACATATGCAGCATCAACTAAAAGTATTGGATTTGCCGATATCAAACTTATAAAAGCAAATTCATTATTGATAGATAAGGTATCTCCAGGTGTCAATGTATTTGAACCAAACGCACCTTGAGCAACACCGGATGACATACCATCGTAGCGAGTCAAAGTACTGTTAGAGAATTTCAATTCTCCTCCACCTCCACCGTTGATTCCATCAACAACCGATTGGGTTACATCAATTGTCAATCCTGACAAATCAATTGCACCACTAACGGTTGCAACAACGTCCGAGCCTACTTCAACTATTGAAATACTTAAATTTGACATCTATTTTTTTCTTAATAAATATACCCTTAAGACTAATTATTTAACTAAATATAATAGTATTGGGATTATTCCACTTTTCTTATTTCAACAGAAAGTTCCTTATCTGTTTGTTTAGTGATGGTATTATAAAGTTTTTCTATGAGGTTGGACCTTCTTAAATATTTAAAAACCAAATTCTCATATGAATACTCACCCTCTTTTTCCAATCCGGTTTTTCTATAATCTTTCAGTTTATCTTTAAGATTCTCAATTTGCTTTTCAGAAGATTTCATACCATCTTTTTTAATATTTGTAATTAAATTTTCAATTTTTTCTTTCCAACTATTAATTTTTGTTTTGAAAACTTCCTTGTCAATTTGTGCATCTTTTTTTGATGGTACACTTACCCACTTATCATCTTTTACAGAATACACACCTGTGGCAAAGTGAGCTTCTTCAGAATCTTGTGCATATAATTCAACTTCATACCCAAATATTTTAATATCATGGTTTTGGTTGAATAGTTGTTTTTTTAAACTAAAAAGTTCTTTGTATAAATCCTCTTGTTTTCCAAACTGAGAATAATCAATTATTAAGTGTAAATCAAAATCAGAATATTTTGACCAATTGTAGTTTGATAATGAACCCGTAAGTACAATATCTTTAATTTTTAACTTGTCACTAAGATTCTCAGCAAACTTGTCAGAGATTTTCATCAAGGCATTTCTAACCTTCGGTTTCATAACCGATTCCTTTGGTTCATCAGGATTTGTCCAAATTTTTGGATTTAAAGTTTCCTGTTGCGTAAAGCTTGATAGTAAATTATTTACTGAGTCCATCCCCAATAAATACAATATGATTACAGTTTAGAGTATTTGAATTTTTTTGAAATCTCAGCAGTGAAGAATTTTCCCTGTGATTCCGCCATTCTAAACTTGGTGTATGTGCTTAAAGCCACGTCATCGTACTTGTATTTTGCACCGTTTTTGAATTCCACAATCATCTCTTTGGATTCAGTATCGTATTCCGTGCGACTTATGTTTGCAGATTCAACTTCATTAAGAATCTTTGTTCCTTTAATCTCTTCCTTCTTTATTGACATCATTTAGAGGTATTAGTTCATCTATTTTATTAAGTCTTTCTCTCACATAAAATAATAACTTTTCTTTATCCAAATTAAATAAATCTTCAAAATCTTCAGTCAAAATTTTTAAGTAATAATCAAAAGCGGTTTTATTAAGTCCTAATATTGGGGTTATGTTACTTATCCTTTGTGCAGACTCTTCTGTATGACCCAACTTTTTTAATTCGTGTCTAATATTGATATAGGCATTGATAACATTTTTCATGTTTTGGTCCTCACCTAAAAATTTAGATATTGAATCTTTCATAAACTATAAATAGTAAAAACCCCCAACTTTCGTCAGGGGTCTTTAATTACTTATTCAATTCGTTAATTTGGTCTCGTATTTCTATTGCTGATTCAAAATCTTGTTTCTCAATAGCCTCTTTCATCTTAGCTTGTAGTTCTTCAACCTTTTCTTTGTTTTCTTCAATCATTTTGATTCTATCACGGATTTCAACCGCTTTTTCAAAGTCTTGGTTTTCTACAGCGTTTTCCAATTCACGTTTTAGTTCTTTAATGTTGTAGTTGTTTCCACCTACAGGTTTTTGGTAACCACCACCAAATCCACTTCTGTAGTAGATTGTTGTTTTAAAACTACCGTCAGGATTGGAAACAATTTTTTTGGTCCATTCACCGTTTTCATCAACACCTGAACTAACTTGATTATGGATATCACCACCGAACAATTGGTTAAGCATCTCACTTAAATCATCCCAATTGTCAAAACCACCGAATAAATTTCTACGTTTCATATTTTTTTCTATAAATATAATTGTTTATTTTTGTGGGACAATAGTCAATCAATGTGCCAAAAGAATAATACTGACAAAATGACAGGTATTAAAAATACTACTGACAATTTGTCAACATGTTTGGATTTGTATGTTTTTTGACTATACCTTTGTAAAAAATTAAGAATATGAACGATACTATGGATGATGACGACAAGGTTGTAAACCGAAAGAAAGGTTCTGAATCAGGTACTCCTGTTTTGGACAACTTCTCACGAGATTTGAACAAACTCGCTGAGCAAGGTAAACTTGACCCTGTGGTCGGTAGAGAGAAAGAAATTCTACGAATTGCACAAGTTCTATCACGAAGAAAGAAGAACAACCCAATTATCTTGGGGGAACCTGGTAGTGGTAAGACTGCGATTGTGGAAGGACTTGCGATGAAGATTGTTGCTGGTGATTGTCCCAAAAATCTTTTGGATAAACGAATTGTTACTTTGGATTTGACAGCAGTTGTTGCTGGTACCAAATACCGTGGTCAGTTTGAAGAACGTCTAAAAGTTATTTTGGAAGAACTATCGGTAAACCCTAACATCGTTGTGTTTATTGATGAAATTCACACTTTGATTGGTTCGGGTAACTCTTCAGGTTCTTTGGATGGTTCCAACATTTTCAAACCAGCTCTTGCTCGTGGTGAAATCCAATGTATTGGTGCAACCACATTGGACGAGTACCGCAAGAGTTTTGAAAAGGACGGAGCTCTTGAGCGTCGTTTCCAAAAGATTATTGTGGACCCATCATCAGTTTCTGAAACCATTGAGATTCTAACCAATGTGAAGGACAAGTATGAAGCTTATCATAAAGTTTCTTACTCATCCGAGGTAATTGAGTTGTGTGTTAAATTGGCTGACCGTTACATTACTGACCGTGAGTTTCCTGACAAGGCTTTTGACATCTTGGACGAAGTAGGTGCTCGCTCCCAAACCGAACAGAAAGTCCCTGAAGTTATTGAAGACCTCAAAAAGAAAGCTGCTGATATCAAAGTTCAGAAAATGGATGTTGTTAAACGTCAGAACTACGAACAAGCAGCAGAACTTCGTGACAAGGAACGTAAGATTCTTGCCAAACTTGACTCTGAGAAGAAGAAGTTTGAAGAAGAATCTGCTTTAAATCGTGTTCCAATTACCGAGGAACAAGTTTATGATGTAGTTTCCACAATGACCAAGATTCCTGTTAGCAAGATGACCATTGACGATACCAACGCTTTGGTTAACATGGACACAGAACTTAAGTCAAAGGTTATCGGTCAAGATGAGGCGGTTGAGAAAATTGTCAAATCTATCCGTCGTAACCGTATCGGAATCAAAGACCCCAATCGTCCAATTGGTTCGTTTATCTTCTTAGGTTCCACAGGTGTTGGTAAAACACACTTGGCCAAACAAATCGCAAAAGAGATGTTTGGTTCAGAAGATGCCCTTATCCGTGTGGATATGAGCGAATACCAAGAGAAACACACCGTATCTCGTTTGGTAGGAGCCCCTCCAGGATATGTGGGTTATGAAGAAGGTGGTCAACTTACCGAACAGGTAAAGAACAAACCTTATTCAGTAATCCTTTTTGATGAGGTTGAAAAGGCTCACAAAGACATCTTCTCAATCCTTCTTCAAATCCTTGACGATGGTCACGCAACCGATTCACTCGGTCGCAAAATCAACTTCAAAAACACGTTGATTATTATGACCACCAACTTGGGTGTGAAGAAACTTTCAGACTTCGGGGCGGGTATTGGATTCTCATCCAACAAATACTCCAATGAAGAAGCAAAACGTCAAATCCTGATGAAGGAATTGAAGAACTTCTTCTCACCCGAATTCCTGAACCGTTTAGATGATACCATCGTATTCTCAACCCTGTCAAAAGAAAACATTGACAAGATTGTTGAGTTGGAGTTAGTCAAATTGGTTAAACGTCTTGGAGAACTTAAATACAACTTCTCTTACGACCAAACCTTAGTTGACTTTATCTCCAAAATTGGATACGATGAAATCTACGGAGCTCGTCCTCTCAAACGAGCAATCCAAGACAAGATTGAGGATTACATCTCTGAACTTGTGTTAACAAACAAGATTAAAGAGGGTCGAAAATACAAACTTGTGGTGGACAATGACGAGGTAAAACTCGGTAAGTAAAAAAGGGGGGACGAAATGTCCCCCTTTTTGTATTTATTAACAATGAAGGATTTGATTAGGAAAATCTTAAAAGAAGAAATTGATTTGAAAAAACTCGATATGGAGGTAGAACCTTCTTCTCGTGTAATCAAAAGTATTTGTGATGCAAAGAAATTCTGTAAAGCCCAAGGACCGATTACATTTGGTCAATTAAAGGCTATTATCAATTCCGCAATCAATGAACGTTTAGGTAAACACATTGGTGAGGGTGGTTTTAAGGCAACCCTTAGATTGCTTCCATGGTTTCTCCCACAATTAGCCGTTGCTGGTTTTGGTGCTGCACTTTTAAGAGCAGCAAATAAAATTATCAAACCATCACTCACTGAAACTCAAAACTACAAAACGTGGTGGGGTAAAACTATCTTAAGATTAATGGATGCTGTTGAAGGTGACTTACCATTGACAGACCCATTCAGTAGAATTTTCTTCATATCAGATGGTTTGATGAATCTGATGGATGATGAAAATAAAGTAAAGTTTGCTCGTCACATTGCCGAATTGGCATCCAAGATGCCGGATGATGAACCCGTACCTGATTTATTTGTTGAAAACGAACTTCGTCAATGGGTTAATAAAAGATTTTTATTGGACCCACCATTAGGACCAAAAAAAATTAAAGAATCGGTGGTTGGTGATAGAATAGTTTGTGATGACTGTGGTTGGGCTTGGAAAATTGCTGATGGTGGTGATGACCTTTACATGTGTCACCAGTGCGGACATGATAATACCCCTCAACAATTAAAAGAATCAACCAAATCTCCTTATGTGAGATTTTGGAAAAAACACGGTGCCGATGTTGGTGACGATTTTAAAGATGCGTTTGGTATTAATGCCGGATTAACTGTTGAGGTATACCGGGAGCTTATAAAATACTACGGTGGTTTTCTTAATTACAAAAAATCTATTGACGAATATGTCAAAGATAAAGTTTTTGAAGTTAAACCTGGTAATGAATTCGGTGGATACGATTTTAAATACAAATTAAAATTGGGTGTAGGTAAACCATCAAACTCATATTATGATGTAGATAATGAATGGACACCTTTTACACCTGAGTACACAGAAATTCAAATATTACCTGGTGGTACCGTAGATTTAGTCAATCATGGTGGTGAGATGGATTTAGAAGAGGCACTAAATAACCAAGAATTTGGTTGGGAAATTAGACACGAAATTAATGATGTTGTTAATGAACAACAGAGTAAAGACGGTATTTTCTCCAAATTTGCGGTGTATCCCTTTGACAAAAGAATCAAATTTATTTAACCCCAAAGAAATTTATTATAGTTGGGAGTCTTTCTCTCTTTGTAATACAATTTGTTACCGAGTCTTTGTACCATTTTACGACCCATGTCAAATCCTTTGAACACATCCTCAAGGACCACGTATTCATTTGGTGAATGATAATTGTAATAACCGATTGAGAAGTTAATACACATAAAGTCAAAACGACTTCTCAACGCCCAAACATCGGTGTATGGATGAACCATATATTCTTGTCTGTCTTCAGTACCTTCAATCAAAATCTCGTCACACACTTTGAAAAAGTCTGAATCCTTGTCAAATAGTTCTTGACCGAAACAGAAATGAGTTACCATCCAGTTTTCAGGAGCATCGAACTCAATTACATAACCAACATTTGAGAAAAACCCTTCATCGGCTTTGAGAGAACCATGACAACCTGTTTCTTCAGCAACAAAGAAAGCCGCTTTGATGTTATCAAACTCCTCCAACATCTTCATACAAGCAAACACACCACATTTATCATCACCACCAATACCTGTTGGTAATCCGTGGTTATTGTATGCTTTGAAGGATAGTTTTAATTCTCTCTGAGCATTTGGAAGTTGTTCTTCATGAACATTGATTGTGTCCAAATTATGAACCGTATCTGTGTGAGCCACAACACATGGAAAATATTCAACCTCGTCACTGTTACTCTTGGTGGCATACACATTCATCATATCATCCACAAAATGTGGAATCTTTTTTTCTTCCAACCATTTGCATATAAACTCAACCATCATTCCTTCTTTAAAGGTTTTGGTTGGGATGGAAAG